GACTTCCACATACAGGACAACAAAGTTTTTCCTTTGGAGTTTGGATTTCTAAAACTAAGTTATTATCTTCGTAGCGCAGATTCTGACAGTCTTGTTGGAAGACGCCTAAGGCGTTTTGCATTATGCTAGTATTCATGTTCTTGAAGTTTGGTCACTACAAAGATACATAATACCAGCTTTTTTATATAACTTATGAGATATATCTATCCATTTAACTGAAGAACCTTCTTTAATCAATTAATATCCTTCTCTGTTAATTCATTTAATCTCGTTATATCCATATTATCTTCGAGGTCGCAAATCTTAACAACTCGCCCAATAGGGTTTTCTTTACATCGCTGAATGAAGTCAAAATAATCTTCTCCTTCTCTGCGAGAAACAGCAAGAACCGTATTAACGATATTTTGCGGAAATCCAAGCATAAGTAAATATTCAGCCGCGATACCTCCGTCCTCAACAGTATCATGCAGTAAAGCGACAATCTTTTCCTCGAAGCTATTAGACTTCGCCTCAACTCTTAACGGATGATAGATATAGTCGTGCCCTCCTTTGTCTACTTGCCCCTTATGAGCTTTAATGGCTATCTGTGTAGCCTTTTCTCGAAGTTCATTTAAATTTATCATATTCTTCTTTACTGATTTCATTGCCATACATCTTTGACTCAAAAATATCTTTTTCTTTTGAATTGACCTCTACCTCCTTGCGACCTCTACGTTTGATAAAACAATGTGTGGAATTATCAATAAATTCCATTCTTAACACTATATCTTCGTAGTCATCTTTAAGGTAAACTGTTCCCTTTTTGAGCTTACTACATAAATTTACTAAATCCATAGTGATTTAATTTTATATTGTAAAGGTACAATAGTCCGTTAAATATTATGCTGCGTCAGCAGCGAAACTAAATATATCATTTATCCTTTCTTTATTTAATGGCGTGTTCGGGTTCTTCTCGAACACGTCAATAATTCGCTGCGCGTAATAGGGATTGAGCACGAAAGCTTCGAAAACACTAAAAATTTAACGGACTATTGATTTGTTAATTTCTTACAAATCACACCTATTTATATACTTTGTACTATTCTTTTCTTACTTTGTTCTGTTCTGCCAACTTCTGCCAATACATTTTATATTTCATAGCTTGAGAAATCGTTATCCCATAGGATATGCACCACTTTTTCATTGTAGCTTTATCACAATCAAAGCCAGTAACACTCCACAGAGACCCAGCTCTGTGCCTGATCTCTGTCTCCATACTTACATTGAACTCAGAGTGCATCTTTGTTGTTAACTCTTCTTTCAATTTTTCCATTCTGCAAATATACAAAAATTAATCGATATGCAAATAATTACGGAGATATTCAAATTGCTCTATGTTTGACAAATCTAAATATCCTTGCCATGAAGTCCCTATTAGTATTTTTTCCGAATGACAGATTTGCTAAATTCTGCATCGGTACAAATTCATCATACTTGTCAATAATAGATTTTGCTTCTGCTGCTTCCTTGATACTTATTTTACTGGAATTCAAAGCATTATCTATAATGATATTCATATCTTTTTTTCTGCTATGGCTCCATACCTCGCCCAACAATAACCTCCCACATCAATGTTAGCGTGAATATAGACACGATTTATACTACATGATTTATACAGACTAACCATTTCAGAGATAAGAGTCTTGGAAATCCCCTTTCCTTGTAAATCCTCTGGTAAAACAAATAATTTGTGATCAACTACTGAAACTTCTTTACCTGATATTTTTTCAAATCTAAAAAACCTTGGCAACGGCAAAACATCTTTTGTGTTGCAGCTTTGCAAAGAGCTTACCCGCTATGGCAAAGTAGCCTACGACAGCTTGGAGGAAGGCAGCAGCCTGACCATGCAAAACGCCCTGGTGCGTGTTGGAATGGCAGATGTGGGCAGACGCTTTGTGCTGCTGAACGAAAACTTTGCAGAGCTTGACGACAGGCTAAAGCGACGTCGTTCGCCCGATATTGTGGTGGTGGATAGCTTTCAGTATGCCCACATATCGTTAGGGCAATACGAAGATTTTTGCAAATGCCACCATAACAAATTGATAATATTCATTTCGCAAGCTGAAGGTCTTAAACCATTAGGTCGCACAGCAGTAAGTGCCATGTACAGCGCATCTATGAAAATATGGGTGGAGGGCTACAGGGCAATAAGCAAAGGGAGATATTTTGGCAATCGTGGCTATTATACCATTTGGGAAGAGCGTGCGGCAGAATATTGGAATAAGCAAAGTAATAAATAAACAATAACATGGAAGTAAAGAAAGGACAGTTAGTGCGCTACTCGGTGATTAGCCGAAAGCCAGCGTGGTTACTTGATTTGCAGTGGCAGGTAGTGTGCCGCTACGGAGAAGATAAGGTGGAAGATACGCTCGCCTTTTGGCAGGAATTGGAGCAATACATAAGGTTCTGTATTTTAGAATGGCACAAAAATACCGACCCGAAGCAAAGCATCAGAAGTACGATAGGCACTCGTCTCAAGAAAGACGAAGGTATAACAGTATTAGACGTGCTGCGCAACCGCCGCCCGGTATTAACCTACAAAATAAAATAACATGGCAGGAGAAAGAAATTATGCACGCTTCTACATGCTGCTGAAGCAGATGCCCCATGCCGACAAGGACACGCTTGTGTGGCAATACACACAGGGGCGAACAAAGTCGCTCCGAGAGACATCAAAATGGGAGTACGACGTTATGTGCCGCGATATGGAGCGGGTGGTGAACAACGACAACAAAGCAACCCTGAAGCAGACAGCATTGCGCAAGGCACGCAGCGCAATTCTGCACCAGCTGCAAATATACGGGCTGGACACCACCGACTGGGCAACCGTAGACGCTTTCTGTAAGAACCCCCGGATAGCCGGCAAGCCTTTTAGAAAGCTAACAATAAAAGACCTTAACGAGGTGAACAAGAAAATAAGAGTAATCATCAAAAAACAAAAAGAAAATGGACAAAGTAAAAGTTGAAATGACTGCCGAGGAGCAAGCACGCTTCGCACAATTCAAGGCAGAGGAAGAAAAGAAAGCAGCTGCAGCAAAAGCCAAGGCAGACCGTGAAACCTACAAGCAGATGGTGGACGACGAAGTGGAAGCAGCCATACCCATATTGCTGGAACTATCGGGCGACATTAAGACGGTAAAGCAAAAAGTGATAGACAACTTTAAAGCTATCATAGCGACAAAGGCAGAGTTGTTCAAGGCGAAGAATCCCGACCAACGCTCGCACACCTTTACCACTTCTGACGGTAATATGCGCCTGACGATTGGACAATACACCACCGACGGCTACCGCGACACTGTGGAAGACGGCATTGCCATCGTAAAGGAGTACATAACGTCGCTGGCGAAAGACACCGAAACGCAGGCACTGGTAAATATGGTGTTCCGCCTGTTGGCACGCAACGCACAGGGCACGCTGAAGGCATCACGCATTGTTCAGCTGCGCAAGATAGCGGAGGATAACGGCAACGAACGCTTTTTGGAGGGCGTGCGCATCATTGAAGAAAGCTATCAGCCGACAGTGAGCAAACAATTCATTCGTGCCGAAGTGCGCAATGACAATGGGGCGTGGAAGCAAATACCATTGGGAATGACAGAAAGCTAAAACAATGAAACAAACAGCCAACAAAAAAGCCCACCACAAGGCACGACCACCACCACGCCACAAGCCATCTATAGATGCACAAACGTAGATCTATAGATGTACGAGCGTAGATCTATAGATATACAAGCGTAGATCTATAGATATAAAAACGCACGGGCAACAGACATAAAACAACAACCACCCTAAAACCACAAACAAAAGCCCCAAGGCAAAGGGAAAAACAACGGGGCAAAAACAAAATAAAACAACAGAATTATGACAAAATGTTTGAATTTCACAATTAGAGAGCAAAAACTAAGTGTAGGACCAAAGAAAGGGCAAAAAGTGTTTATAGCACGCCCAACCGACCGACAACGAGTAACCCACCGCAAATTCTGCGAAGAAGTAGCCAGAGCCACCACCTTTACAGGAGCCGAAGTGGAAGCCGTGTTGCGCCTGGCAGCCGAAATGGCTAAACGCCACGTAGAGAGCGGAGAAAGTGTAGACTTTGGCGACATCGGCACACTATCGCCATCGTTCAAGTCGAAAGCCGTAGACCACATTGAAGAATTTAACGCCACACGCGACATAAAGAAGCCAATGGTGAAACTACGTCCATCTACCCGCTACTTCACACTCGAAGGCGTAACCTACGAACGAGTAGAACCAAAAGCAAAGAAACCCGCTGGCAACAAACCCGCTGGAGGCGGCACTCAACCTCACCCATAAGTAAAAAAGCATAGTGAACGTAAAACACCATGATACACACAATAAAGAAAGTTGCTGAATAGTTGATATTCAGCAACTTTTTTTGTAACTTTGTGCTATACAAAGCCCACCCACATTGTATGAAACAACTAATGCTAAATTTTGATTTAGGCAAAGTAGCACAACGCGAAACAAAAATACGCCGTAGAGCCTTTACACTGCCCGATGGTGATGCAACGATAGTCACGCCGCAGGACCGATTGGCAAAGCGCAACCGCACCATCGCAGCCCGCTACTACTATTGGACCGAAATAAAACGACGCCGCTTCGACGACGTAATGAAAATACTCTCCGACTACGAATTCTTTGTGGGCGAGCGCACCATACAGAACGCACTGGTAGACCAGGACGAACTGCTACACTCGCTGCTGGAGCAACGCCCAACAACACAGAAGCTGGCAAAGCAGTTCCCCGGCTTCGAGTGGCACTAATCAAAGAACTCCGTTTCATAAACCACCCTATACACTTTCAAGTCATCGGCTCTGCGCTCCGGCGTGGAGCTGATGCGTTTTAAGGGGTTGAACAGTCCGCCGCCATTCCACCACTGCAACGCCTTGTGCAGGGCTTCCAACACATCGAACCGAGCCAACGACCGCTCGCGCACAGCAGCAGGTGCAGCAGCATTCGTGCTGCCCTGAATAGCAAACACCACCCGAAGCTCAACCCTTGCACGAATGCGCTGCACACCACCCGACAGACTTTCGCACTGCGGGTAGCTAATATCTACCAAGCAAGCCGGAAACGCCACAGGCGGACGGCACGCAACGTTAAGCTGACCTTCGTCGGCATCTACCCATTTAATTTGTGAAACATTTGCCGCAATATGATTAGTAACGGCAAGAAAAAAAACTTTATTCATTGCTCAAATTTTTAATGTAATCTACTATTCTTCCTTTAATTCTGTCGTTCAGTTCCTCGCTATCGCCCATAAACTGGCGCTGTGTAATATGCACCATTCGGCTATGCGCCTTTACGTTGGTGCTACCCTTTTTCGTGCGGCGGCTGTGTGCCGGCACTTGCACCTCGCCATCGAAACCCTCGTTGTGCACCTTAGCATACGTTACCTTCTGGTTGCCCGCAGCAATAACCACACGCTGCGGCGATACAACCAGCGGGCGAATGCTGTTCATCATAGCCCCCGAATCAACAAGCAACGACCCACGCCTTTTTGCCGTCCTGGCAGGCGCCCACGGGTTGCCGTCGAAAGCCTTTTTGCGAAAAGTCTCCTTAAAATACTCCGTAGCCGTTTCGGCAACAATCTCGGCAGTGTCGCCCATTACCTTGTCAGGCATCGTTCGGAGGTAGTCTTCAAGTTCTTTTATGTTCATAATTGTGAGATTTTTAATTGATTATCATTGTTTTGTCGAAATAATGGTATAACTTTGCAAGTGGGATGTAACGACCATAATCCAAGACCGAACCTCGGCGTGGCGGTGTGGCGGATACGCATAATCAGATTGACAGTTGGAGCATCCAAACGCAAAGGGGTATGCAGACACCACTATCCAACCGTATGACGCGGATTTGCCACGAGTGGCAGAACCAAGAATTAGGACGGCGGACGTAAGGACTGCATACCTCTGCCTTTTTTACCTTCCTGTATATAAGCAAGCCCTTTCTTTTATCGCTAACGTATATGCAAGTTCCAAAACGAAGTGCAATAAAAGAGTGTCCCTCTCCGAGAGATGCAGACGTTCTCGATGCGTAGCGAGAGGTTGTCTGCCTCTCTCGGAGAGGAAAAAGAAACAACCAGCAATACAAATAAAAAAAGGAAACCGAAGTCTCCCAAAGATTAACTAACTTTGTATTGCAAATGTATCATCAATTAACCTCGGAGCAAAGGTCGCAAATTTTTGCCTTACTCCAAAAGAAAACAGCAAGAAAAGAAATTGCCGACATCGTCGGTATTAGTCAGTCAACACTCTTACGTGAAATCAAACGCAACAGCACGCCTTCTGGAAAGTATATCTGGACGAAGGCGCATGATATGGCTATGCAGCGCAGAAAGAACACAGTAACTAACGCCAAACTCTCCGACGAATTAGTTTGGAGAATTAAAGAATATATTACCAACGACCAGTGGTCTCCAAGACAAATATCAGGGTATCTGCGCATGAATGAGGGCATAGAGGTATCCCACCAGTCCATCTATAACATCATCCACAATGACACAACAGGGAAACTTGCAGAGCACACAAGGCATAAGATGAAATACAGGCATCGTCCCAAAGGCGGACATCTTCCAATAAAGGACAGGGTGAGTATCCATGAAAGAAGTAAAGAAGTTGACGGGAAGAGATTTGGAGATTTTGAGATGGACTTGATCGTCGACCCTGCCCAGCACGCCATACTCACAATAGTGGAGAAATCCACCAATATGTTGCTTATGCAGAAACTGCCATTTGGAAAACTGTCAAAGCCTCTGGCAAAGGTGGTTAGGAAACTACTGCTGCCATACAAGAACAGCCTGAAGACAATTACAACAGATAACGGACCTGAATTTGCGGCACATAAGGACATCACCAAATACTTAGGCGTGCCAGTGTACTTCGCTGACCCATATTGTTCATGGCAAAAGGGAACTGTTGAGAATACAAACAAATTAATCAGGCAGTATATACCTAAAAAGGATTCGTTTGATAACTATACGGACAAGAGAATTATGTCCATACAAAAGA